CGCGGGCTTCGGGCTTGATAGGAGATTCAGCCACGTTGCTCCCCGGGCACACCACGTACACATTGTCGCTGATCGCGCGCGCCACCTCCCCGGCCCACTCGATCGGCGAGTTTGTGAAGAGGGTGACGCGCCAGCCGTTTTCCGTGAGTTTATGAATATCGCGCGCGTCGGTCTGGAACTCGCTACTGCTCAGAACCTCCCATAGACGGCTGCGCAACGGCGCGTCGTACACCTCCTTGTTGAAATCACTCGTGTCAATTCCAAACGTATTTTGCAGACCGCGGGCCGTATGCCCCGCCGTCGCGAAGAGAAGCTTGTTGGTCTTGGCGGGGTTCTTACAGTCCGGGAGCTTCTTTGCAACGTAACGCACACAGTTGCGCCGCACTTGCTCGAGGAGTTGGCGATCACGGATGAGAACGCCGTCGATATCGAGCACGAGGGACTTGAACGCCATATTGTGATTCATAGGGCGAACGTTTTAAAGCCGTCACGCGAGAAATAATCAGAATGGCACTCAATGTCACCAAGCTGGTTCCCCACGCAACTCTCCCGGCGCGCGCGACTCCTGGCGCCGTTGGATACGATCTCTTCAGTGTCGATAACTACGTTGTTCTCCCAGGCCGCCGTGTCGTCGTATCTACCGGGATTTCCGTCTCTCTCCCACCAGGATGTTATGGTCGTATTGCACCTCGTTCTGGACTGGCCGTGAAGCACGGTCTGGATACCCTGGCGGGCGTCATCGATCCCGACTATACCGGAGAAATCAAGGTGGTTCTTCAGAACCTAGATGTGAACCAGCCCTTTGTGATCCGCCCGGGATACCGGATCGCACAGTTGATCCTCGAGCAATGCGTGACGCCGCCCGTGGTCGAGGGCGTGTCGGAGACGACCGCGCGCGGCGCGCATGGCTTTGGATCCACGGGCATTTAAACAAGTGAATCTATAGAAATATATGTACATTGCATGCTCCATAGGAGTATTGAGTGTTGTGAATAACTGCACATGTTGTGCAGAACGTAGGATGCTTTCACGGCTGCGCGAGCTCTCGCGTCGTGAAGGCAATTCCCCGGCCCAGTTCTCCAGTTGGACTCATCGCAAGCACGGTGAGATGGTGATAGTGCGACTCCGGCGCGACGGCCAGCCCGGTACGTCACTCCCATGTATATTGTGCCGCAAGGCACTGGACAAAAATCAAATAGCGTGGCGAGCTCATATAGATCATAAATGGGTGTCAAGTCGGGACGATAATATACCCCCGTCAAAGCTCACTCAGAAACAAAGAACGTGGTTAAAAAATGTTGATACTTAATAAATGTTCATCTGCCCGAAGAAGCTCCTCATGGCCCTTCTCTTCATGCTGCTGGCCAGCTCCATGGCGTTCCAGGCGGTCCGCTCGGTTCTGGGCGGCTGGATCGCGACGCAGGAGGGACTGCCTAAGATTGGCGGCCTCTTTGTGCACGCCCTGGTTTTCATGGTACTCAGCACCATGCTGTGGCGCTACGCTCCTTTCGGTAGCTCCGGATTCGAGGGCGATGATGACGAGGAGTTCCGCCGCATCGGCCGCAGCGTAGCCGCGCGGGAAGCCACCAACGATAATATCAAAAACATCTTCAAAAAACGGGGCGCGGAGGGGGGCAGTGGTAATATCAAAACAATGTTTGGCCGCCGGTAGGAGTGGGTACCGCCGTTAAAGCTTACTTATACAAAAAATGTTGATACTTAATAAATGTTCATCTGCCCGAAGAAAATTATGATGGCCATTCTCTTCATGCTGCTGGCCAGCTCCATGGCGTTCCAGGCGGTCCGCTCGGTTCTGGGTGGCTGGATCGCCACGGCCGAGGGTCTCCCCAAGGTGGGCGGTCTGACCGTGCACGCCCTGGTTTTCATGGTACTCAGCACGATGGTCTGGCGGTACGTCCCGTTCGGCTCGTCCAACTTTGAGGGGGAGGATTACGAGGACGACGATGGTGAGGAGTACGAGGACGACGATGGTGAGGAGTACGAGGACGACGATGGTGAGGAGTACGAGGACGATCCGGAAGAGTTCGCCAGGCGCCGGTCCAAGCGCTCTTCCAGAAAGCCCTGCCCCCCGGGCAAGGTGCGCCGCAGCGTGTGCCGCGCCCCGCGGCGCCGCGCAGTGATCGTTGCACCGGGCGCCGCCCCCATGGTGACCGTCCCCGCGGCCGCCGCCGCCCCCATGGTGACCGTCCCCGCGGCGGCCGCCCCCATGGTGACCGTCCCCGCGACGTCCATGTACGGTGAGCAGTACGTTGGTTACAGCGCGTACTAGAACTCCTCATCAAAGCGCACGGAATCTCCGTCGGTGACCATTCTCTTTGAATAATCCCCTACCCGCTTTTCAAAAAAGTTAGTCTTCCCCTCAAGTGAGATGGTCTCCATCCATGCAAAGGGATTTTCAGATCCGAAAATGGGCTCGCGCCCCAGTTGCTTCAGTAGCCTATCGGCCACGTAGCGAATATATTGTTTCATTTGGTCGGCATCCATGCCTATTAGTTTGCATGGAAGCGCCTCTGTAATGAAACTCTCCTCAATAGCCACGGCCCCCCGCACAATGTCTTCGACTGGCGCTGATTTATCCGCCAAGTGGTGGTACAGCGCAACTGCAAATTCCAGGTGCAGGCCCTCGTCACGGCTGATGAGCTCGTTCGAGAAGCACAGGCCGGGTAAGACACCCCGCTTCTTCAGCCAGAAGATGGAACAAAAAGATCCCGAGAAGAATATACCCTCCATGCACGCGAAAGCCACAAGACGCTGTGCGAAAGGCGCGGAACTCTTCATCCATTCCAGCGCCCATTCCGCCTTGCGTTTCACAGCGGGCACGGTCTCTATGGCTCGGAAAAGTCCATCCTTCTCGGACTTGTCTTCGACCAACTTGTCAATCATGAGAGAATACGTCTCACCGTGGATGGATTCGTTGAAGGACTGGTACGCGTAGAACGCGCGCGCCTCCGCAATCTGCACTTCAGAAGCGAAATTTACATTTATATTTTCCATCACGATTCCGTCGCTCGCTGCAAAGAATGCGAGGACCATTTTTATAAAATGCTTCTCGGGCGCCGTCAGTCGCGTCCAATCCGTGACGTCCGTGCCCAGGTCAATCTCCTCGGCCGTCCAGAACGACCCGACCGCCTTCTTGTACAGGGCCCATAGATCGGGGTACTTGATCGGGAATACGGTGAAGCGGTCGGTGGTTTGTGCGAGGATAGGATCCGTCATACTATAATTTAGTTTTTATTCTTTAGAAGGCCCGCCCAAACCGCCTTGATTAATTCTCTACATTCAATAATGACTGACGCGACCCTCGCGCAGGTGATGGTGATGGTCGCGGCTCACGTGGCAATCATAGACGTGAATCAAGTTCATCGAAACTACACCCTGTGCACCTGGACCAAGGCGCTCATGTTTCTACACCATCTTATAATTTCTATTTTTGTTTTGGGAATATTTATTACAGAATACAAATTCATACAAATTCATTTAGTGGCGGCGAGCTTGGTCATCATACTATGGTTTTCACTCGATGGATGTTTTTTGAACAAAATACAAAAAGAATTTATAAAATATTCTCCGAACGACGAGGCTGCGATACATGGAGTGTATTCCGACCAGGCTCGTAATCAGTTGCTGGTAGGAGTCCCGATAATTCTCTACGATTTTTATAAACTTCTACTGTAGGGATGGCCACCGTGAGCGGGTTTTACACAGCCAAGGATGAGGCCACGGCGACGTTCTATGTGACGTCGTCGCTCCCACCGGAGCTCAAGACTGGTATGACTATCCTAAATGTTCCAGGCATCATAGGCAACACGCTCGTGACGGAGGTTAGACCATCCCCGGGAGTTTATCAGGAGTACGGGGCATTCAACGGGAGTTTTGATTTTCAGGTGGACAAGGCGCAGACTATTCAGGGCATCGTGCCCGTCTCGGTCGCCACGGTCGCCGTCCAAACATTCTCTCGCGCCCCCCCGCAATATTCCACATCTGGTACATATTTTATTTCAAAATTCAAAATTTATTTTTATTCTAAATTTCCACTGCCAGCTGGTATCGCCAAGGGATGGGTTTTACGCGGTCTCCCCGGGTTCGGGTCCGTTCTCGAGGTGCGTCAATTTCAGGCGGCTGGGGGTAAGATTGGCCCCAAGCGTCCCGGGGATCCCACGCCTACTGTTATTTATGCAGGGACTCTTATTCTTTCAGCAATTCCCCCATCCGCGCCACTTCCACGGACCCCGCGCACGGGTGTGACCGTGAGTAACCAAGGGACGCTGGAGCCACCCATCGTGACGACTGGGTTCGTGCCACAGCCCATGAATCTCGCGCCGCCCCAGATTCTCACCGTGCCGCCCCTCGATGATGATAATTTTCCTCGATTTCCCGTGGACATCCGCCAGCTCGGTGAGGACGTGCCCGATCATGTATTTTTAAATGACACAAATTTAACAGAGAAAAAACGGCTCGGATTTAACGCAGGTGGCGTACTGTCGCTGGACGCTATAGGCCCGCAAGAGTCTAAGATTGCGACAACGACTGATTTCAAGGGCGGTGAATGGGATCCTTCGTACGAGCAGCATTCCTCGTCGGTCGTGTATCAGCAGCGCATTCCTCTCCCTACCACGACTTTTATCCGCCGCGCAGAGCCGGGGGTCTCGGTCGTAGAGCTCCGACCAACCGAGCTCGGTGATCTTTTTTCAAACATGCATCTGCAGCTTACATTGCCGCCACTTAGCAGCGGGTTCTCTTATACGAATCAGATAGGTCGGGCACTTATAGAAAAAATGGAATTTATAGTCAACGACACTGTAATAGAAACAATATATGACGATTGGCTTGTTATTCGTGATCAGACGTTTCTAGACTATGATGAACAGATCGGCATGTTCAACTTGGTGAATGGTGGGCAGCCTAATCAGAATCTGAGTCCGACGGCCCCCTTGAATCTTCTCATCCCGCTTGAATTCTTCTTTTGCAGACGGCACAGCCATTTTAACAAGGGGCACGAACGTCTGCGCCGGCCATACTTCCCGGCGTGTGCGGTATGGGCGCAGAAAATCTACATTCGGTTTACTTTCCGGCCGCAGACGTGGTTCACAAATTTCCCCGGAACTATTGATATAATTAAACCGTACATAGTTCTCGAGTCGGTTCGCCTCACCGACGCCGAGAGACTTTACTACCGAAATCAGCCACTTCGGTATATAGTTCCAACCATAAAGAAGGAATCAACCGCCGAGTACAATCAGGGATCCGTGACGGCGGCGCTCACGGCTAATTTCCCTGTCCAGCTTTTATCGTGGTTCATTCGCAACAAAACGTACGAGAATACTCAGAATTCCAACTTCTATGACGCCCGGTATTTGTACGGATACGCGTCGCAGTACATCTCGACCGCCGTCCCTCTCACGTTCCCAACGGGGAAATCGCAGTACATAGACGCGGTCGAGACGGTGAAGATTACGATGAACAACGTAGATGTTCTCGACACGTTTGCAAACGGCACGTATTGTTCTTTCAAGCAACCCATGGAGCACGGCCTCTCCGTGCCGCAGAAAAACATCTATATGTATTCATTCGGTATGAATGTGACTGAATACAATCAGGGGGGGTATATTGATTTTTCAAAATTAAATTCACGGACATCTAATATCACGCTGAAATTCTTACCAGAGATTGCCGCGTCTATTACGCAGTACTCACTGTATCTATTTTACTATGGATATTCGGTGATAGAGTTTCAGGGAGGCTCGGCGCGCCTGGCTTATCTTTGAAGGGTCCTGCATTTTGCATATAGTCTATGATGCCGTTCGTAATGCACCATTTAATAAAGTTGAGTTGCGCCACCGTGGTCGTCAGCCCCTGAAACTGGACGCGCTCCGTCCGGCAGAAGGGATCGAAGAGCTTCTTCGAATACCCGTCGAGGCTGGACTTGTAAGCCACGTGGACCGTAAAGGCGCGCCCCGCCGGCGACGTGTACGTCACGTGACGATTCTTGGCGTAATTGGTGATGAACCACTCCAAATTACGCAAAGAAATACCCTGGCTCTTGACCGTCAGAATGTCGTGCAGGCGGGTCGCGTTCACCGGGTCCTCGTAAAACCGCGTGAGCGACTCGAGCAGAAGGTCGGACTTGCTCATTATTTCAAAAGAAACTCAAATGTTTAACTGTCTTGACCTTCTCACACGCCGGGCATCCGGACAGAAACAGAGGCGGGAGAGTGTGCGTGTGCTGAACCACGGGCGCCTCGTCCACCGCCGCGCGCCGCATCGCGATGACCGGCTTTTGGTCCTGGTGCGTCTTGCAGTATCCGTCGATTCGCGCGTGTCGGGTACACCGCGTCCCCTTGCCGACCAGACCGAGGCACTGATCAGAATTCACCTCTAGGCACGCCACGTCCTTCATGAGTTTGTCAAAGGGCAATCGATATGTTTTCGATACGTGCTGAACCACGTTGCTCAGACGTTCACTGACGCGCCGGTTGACCTCATTCTCGAGGATGGTCATAATTTGTTGCTCCATGAGAAGCCTTACTCTCTTCTAGCTCGGCTTCTTAAAATACCCGTCAAGCGTACGCATCTTGGGATCAAACGTGCCCTTCTTATTTCCCGCCGTGGCCGCGGCGAAAATCGTCCGCTCCGGGTCGGCACCCACGAGAGGTTCGAGCAAGTCGCACACCGGTTTTTTCAACTGATTTGTGAAGTAATACTGATAGTCGAGCGGAACGGCGTTGTCCCTGACCCACGTGGGATCCTCCGCCTTGTCGGTCAACTTTCCATTCTTAGGGCTGGCCGCCACCACAAACTGCACGCGGTCCCCCTGCTGAGGCTCCGACCCCGGAGAACGCTTCTTGATCTTGTCACGGACCGCCGCGTGAGGCATCGCCACCTTGTATTCACTCGCAAGCTGCTTGCTCATCGTGAGCTTCTCCATCGCCACCTTGCCCGCGACGAGATCAGCGCTCGCCTGCCGCGCGAACGCAATCACGGGGCGCGGGTCATCACTCTCGAGGATCATCTCGAGCAAACTCTTGAGGGTTTCTCGAACGTACTGACAGCTGTCGCGCCGGACCACCTGCAGACCCTTGATGTCAATCTTCTTGAAGGCGACCACACCGTCCCGCCCTTTTTCATACATCTTGGCGGCGTAGCGCTTCTTCGAATACAAAAAGTAAGGGCAATACACTTTCTCGAGTTCCAAATCGTTCGGCGTTTTGAAGAGCTTCGTGCATTGCTCAGCCGCCAGCTCACCCTGGGCCCACGAGTACTCGATGGCTTCCTGTCCCTTGCGGCCCTGCACGTCAAACTCAACCATAACCGAGTCGGTGTCCCCGTACCTCACATTGGCTCCCGGAAAATTAGCCTCTACGTAATTCTTCGTCTCGTCGATCATCTGTCGGCCGCGCATCGTCACGGTGCTCGCGATCGCTACGCACGGGAGCATCCCCTTTGACGCCCCGGTGAACCCGTAAATGCTGTTCATCGAAATTTTATACGCGAGCTGCTGACCGTTGTAGACCGCCTCCATGGGCGTCCCCTCGTTCTGCGCCATGAGCTTCTTGGCCTTTTTGCGGAACGCCTTGAGGTCAGTGAGAATCGTTGGCAAGAGGGAGACGACGTTTTGAGCGAAGCGGTGCGGGCCGAACGTCTCGTACTCGACCCCTGGCAAGTTGTCGTACCGCGGATCCATCACAAGCGATGAATAGCACAGGTTGTGTGCGACCATGATGCTCGGGTACAGGCTGGCAAAGTCGAGGGCTGTGATCGGGCCGTAGTACGCCCCCGTCTGGGCGTCGAGCACGGTCGCGCCTTCGTACTTCGAGTCGTCCGGGGGCCCCTGACGCCTGAATGTAGGGATCAAGAAGCCGAGCTGGCGCGATTTGTACGCCATCTGACTGAAAACCTTGATCTGCTGGCCGCGCTCGCTCAAAAAAGCGAGCGGGACCCAACACGCCTTGGCCATCTCCACGAGGTTCTGAATCTGGCACACGTGCGCCATGATGGCGTGCGGGAGCTCGGTGTCCTTCAGACAGTACTGAGCAACCTCACCCAGCTTCACCGGGTCGCCCTCTGCAAACCGCTTGAAAATCTCCTTGACTGGCATGTCATTCTTCTGGTCGTTGAGGAAATGCTTGGAGACGTTGTTCAGTGAGTAGGACTCGAGCTTGTGCTCGCGCTTGATGTCCTGAAACAGATCGAATACATACCGCCCGATCATAGGCACCATCTTCAACTCGTTGTTGCCGAGCGCGCTGCTCGAGAGGTTCTTGATGACCAGCTCAGACGGCACGTCGGTCCGCCGCCCCCACAGCGCCTCGCAGCCGTTGCGGGTCGCGCGCTTGTAGAGGTATTCGAGATCAAACCCGAAGATGTTCCAGCCGGTGATGATGTCCGGATCCACCTCGGCGAGATATTCACCGAATCGCTCAATCAGCTCGCGCTCCGTGTCAAACGACTCGCAATCGGGCCCGTCCGTCTGCTTCAGACATAGGCACTTTCTAATAGGCGGCGCTGATGTCCCGAACGACATGGTGGTCATACCTATTTGGAACACGACGTCGTTCAGATTCATGGGACTGGGGAACGCGCCTGTGCTCGAATAACACTCGATATCAAATGACATAATTTTGAGAGGCGCAATCTCGTCACGACCGACAAGGGGAGTGAACTTGTCGGTCGAGATATTCAAGTCACAGCGCGTGTCCATGTCCTCTTCGGCGTGCGTGACTTCGATCCACCCCGTGCTTGTGCACCCCGATACGTGCATGAAGCGCAGAACGGGGTCGATGTTAGCCTCGTAGACCTTCCAGTGATCGCGCTCAAGAACCCACGACGCACTGCGCATAGCCTTGTGAGTCTTGAAGGTGAACTTGAAGAACCGCGCCCGCTCGCCGTTTTGAAACCCCCATAGATCCTTGGCCAGCACAGTCTCGATGCGCGCGCCGCGCACGTCGGGGGTGCGGTGACCAGCCCTTGCGAAAAAGTACGGCTCGAAGGTGGTTGACGCGGCGACCGAGCGGCCGTCTTCTGTCCGGCCGTATGCGCGGACTGTATAACGTCCATCTTCGGTGTCGTGACCCTCCCACGCAACCGCCTGAAAAGACACTTTGTTCATTAGATAACTAACGATCGTACCCTCTAAGCACGAGGGAGACGCCCATCATTTCATAAAAAAACAAATCCTATTGATTTTTGTAAAGAACAAAGGCAATGGCGAGAATCGCGAGGCTCCACCCGACCAAATGGTCCACCTTGTCCATTGATCCAATTTGGCTTACAGACATTTTATTGAAATCTGCGCGGTACTGATCTGGCTTAAAGGGTAGCCATATATAGCGGCCAAACGGCACGATGGTCGGCCCAAGTTTATCCCGACAATCGTACATATAGTCGTACCACGCCATGGCCAAGTACGGGAACCAAAGCAGAAAGAACAGAACGTAATAATTTTTATGAGGTGCGAACCAGTACCCACCCGCGAGCATGGCTGAGAAAATAACGCATTTTATATTAAACGTGAAAGGCGCCCCTGGAAAGACTCCACCTGCCATATTAATACCAATGAAAATTACATTATGGGCGCGCAGCCGCGAGGGCAGCGCTTGGGCTTTCTGGAAGAGCGCTTGGACTTTCTGGAAGAGCGCTTGGGCTTTCTGGAAGAGCGCTTGGGCTTTCTGGAAGAGCGCTTGGACCGGCGCCTGGCGAACTCTTCCGGATCGTCCTCGTACTCCTCACCATCGTCGTCCTCGTACTCCTCACCGTCCTCATCCTCATACTCCTCCCCATCGTCGTCCTCGTACTCCTCACCGTCCTCATCCTCATACTCCTCATCATCGTCCTGATAACCAGATGCGCGCATCAGAGCCTTGGGCAGGAAGATGGCCAGGCTGACGAAAACGGCGGAATGCAGGATGAGACCCGCGGGCGTGGCCAGACCCTCGGCGCTTGCCACCCACGAGCCGAGCAGACGACGAACAATCTTGAACGTCGAGGGGTTGGCGACGAGGAAAAACACGACCATGAAAATCAGAATCTTGGTCCACATTTAATGTTTACTGGGAAAAAAATTAGCTCCGGAGCTTCATCAGTCCAAATACGAGCGCGAGGAAGACGAGCGTGTGCAGAAACAGACCCGCGGGAGTGGGGCAGCCACCGGGAGCGGCGACCCAGCCACCGAGCAGGCTGCTCACCAACTTGAACGTCTCCGGATTCGCCACGAAGAAGAACACGAGAGCAGAGTACGTCGCGTACTTGAACTTCACCGTATCACTCTTCCTGGCGCCTCCACACCCGCATCCACAATCGAGCTTGGGCTCGAAACCCATGCTAGCCATTTATTATTACTTGCTAAAATTTCTCCAGTTCTGAAACAAAAGCATCTTTCTGTCCTTGGCGGCCAGCCCCTTTTCGTAGACTCTGAAGAGCTCCACGAGTTGGGCCTTGTTCATTAATTTACGGGGGGACTGTAGCTGAAACCGCAGTCGCCAAAGTCGCCGCCCCGCGCGTCAGCCCACCAGACAGGGGGGGTGCGGCTGCGCCTCGCTTGGGTTCAAGCTTTCTTATACCATTCACCGCCTTCCAGAACGCGGACAGGTTTTTGTTTCTGTAGCCGAACACCCCCTTGGCGTGTTTTCGGTTAATCTGTTCTTGAGCCTTTCCACCCGCGTTTCCGTGGGCATTCATGTAATTTTGGGCGGCGGCGACATAATTAATCACCGGTCCACGCCGTCCTATAATTCTAAATTTGTTAAAATTGGCGGCTTTGGCTTCCATATTACTCACGCGCGTAATATATGGCGTGAATTTCACTTCGATACCCGCATCCTTGATATTTTTTAAATCTTTTTTACTCTGTGCATTAGCCAATGCTGATCTCACAGCACCCAAAGCAGCCTCCACCGCCGTCTTGGTCTGTTTCTTATTATTAATTACTCTCTCTTTTTCAGCTAATACAGCATCCAAAATACCTATAATCTTAACACGTTCCCTGTCGGCTTTGGTTTTCGCCGCCGCCTTGAGAACGGCCAGTGCATCCGCCTTGGGCGCCACCTGCGCGTTGCCCAAGTCGGTATTTGTAAATTGCCCGCTATTCCTGAGAGTTCTTATAGCCGCGAGTTCCGCCTCCACGCGGTCTATTTCTTTGACCATAACATCGAGTGATGTGGTGTTATTAGTGGCCTTGATGGTTAGATTACTAATTTTATTCTGAAGAGCCTTGAGACGGGTTGCGCGGTTAATCTTGTTTCCAAATGTCTTGAGACGCGCGTCATAATTTGCCAGATTCGGCTTATTGGCGCCAGTGGTACCCGCTGCGGTGTTTATTCTTGTTTTGGCGTTCGCGATGGCTCCTGCGAGGCTAATGTGTTTATTCGCGTTCACGTTGGTGGCGGTGGTGGGGGGAATTTGCCGATTAAGTTCCGAAAGAATTTTGGCTATTTCTTCCTTGGCCGCTGCCTTGAGGGCTGTGTTCAGCGCCGCTTGAGCGCGGGTTTTGTTGGTGCCATTCGGCAAGGTGTCGATATTCACCCGCGCCTTCGTGATGGCGGACGTCAGGTTGGCACCAGTTTTACCGGACAGGTTGGCACTAATGGTGTTTGCCATGAGCTGCGCCCGGCGCGCCGATGCGCTGGACTGCACCTGCTTCACTTCGGCGTTGAACTTGGCTCTCCGGTCGGCAATAAGCTTGCGATCGGCGTTGGGCAATTTCCCAATACCCTGGTTGACGGCGGAGGTATATGCCGTATACGCATCTTGCACGTTTGTATAGTGTTGACCGGCTGTGGTATAATTCATAGTTTTAACATTTTTATCGATAAGCGTCTCCAGGGTGTTCTTCTTGTCCCCTATGTTTTGCGTCGCGGCGTTAGTTTTTACACCGTGCGCGGCCGCGATAATATCCTTCAGATGAGTGATGCGTTTATTCGCGTTTCCCTGCGTTGGCTTATTGGGACCTGTGAGGAAGCGCTGAAGCGCGGCGGCCGTGATATTTTTGCGCTGAACAAGGCGATTATTCACGGGGTTATTTCTAATAATGTTCTTTGAATTTTGAGGACCCCACGGCACCCTGCCGGTCTTGTTGTAGAGGCTCTTCACGTAATCGTTAGCCGCCTTCTGAAGGTTCGTCGGCTCGAACCCCGTGTTGGTGTTCGTGTAAAATCTGGTATTCAGATTATTGAAATTGAACTTGCTCGGATTCTTGGCGTTCTTCTTGAGCTTGCGATAGTTGCCCATGGGCAAGCGTGTATAAAAGACGTTAGCAGGCCCCTTAGCGTGGCGGAGCACCTCTACTTCGTCTGTACCAATCATGAAATTTCCACGTGAAATAAGCCGACCGGATGGGGGGAGGGGGGGAAGGGTAGAGACGCCATTAAACGCACTCGCGAACTCCGCTTGTCCAGTCTCGCCAGTTGCTCTATTCCGCAAAACCTTCTTTGCGTAATTTATTTGTTGTCGGACTTGGGCGAGTTTTGCCGCATTATTTATGTTAGTGGCATAAGTGTTCAGTATCCGCTCCACCTCCTTGTAATTTTGCATCTTGTTTCTGACATTAGATGGGACGGAAGTCCATATCATGGCGGCGTTTTTTCGCTTTCCCGTGGTATTGTTCTTTTTCGATCTATTATACAATTCACGGGCTATTGTGCGGTGGACGTTGATCACACGCGCTGCAGCATTCGCCAGCCTTTTCGCTTCCGCCTCCGCCCTTTTCGCTTCCGCCTCCGCCTTTTCAAATGCAGTTCTATTATTCACCTGTTTCTTATAGAAAGCGGCCATCTCGTTGAGAAACTTTTGCCGACTCGCGTACTGCCCAGCCGGGCCGCCGCGGCGAAACGCGGTCAGTTTGAACGCCGCCCCGGTCAAATTCTTTTTAAATTTTGGTGCATTTCTGTATTCTGTAGCCATGCGGGAAGCGGCATTGAATCGTCCGGCGTTGTTGTTAGCCCCGGAGTTATAAGCAGCTATGATCTTGTTATAGTTGGCGGGCGCGCGGGCAAAGGCGGTTCGGATTTTGTTACGCAGTGGACCATATACTTGTGCAGTGGCATCCCGACCTTTCTTGAACTTGATTGCCTTGGCGAAATCGATGGCTACACGCACTTTGTTAGCGACAGATCCCACGACGGCTGGGGTCACGGCGCTCTTGCGGCTCACAAGTCCGCTCACGGCCAAACCTACACGTCGAGCCAGAGATTTCATACCATCAAACATTGATGGTTTAGCTGTGGCGTTCACCGGTTTACCGAGGGCCGCGGCCACACCTGCAGTATTTCTTTTTTTAAGATTTTGCAGTTTACGTATAGCGGTCGTTGCTGCGTTGAGTTTATTAGCAGGGGCACCGGCTGCATTAGACATGGCCGTCACAAGCTCCTTAAATGCACTATTGGCATTTAGCACGGCCTTGTTTATCTCGTTTATATTTGGAGGTGGCGCGTTGCTCATCTTACCATGTGTGGCGAAAAAAAAGTCCTGTGGACAACAGGGTCTAAAGGGACGAGCCCATTGTACAGTAGAGAAGCACACATGGCGCTCAACATTGTCAAGCTC